TTTTATCGTTTAAAATAAATGCTGCTTTTTTTCTATATGGTCGTTTTAAAGCATGAATTAAATTTATAATATCATCAGCTTTTAGTGCATCCACTTCAGTTAAGTGTGTTCCTCCATTAGTTTGTGCAAATATTCCTGTTGGTTTTCCACTTCCATCACCATTTAGGAAAGCATCTTCCTCTGCATTAGCTAATGCTTTACCAAATTTTTCTAAGATATAGTTTTCTAAGTCAAACATACTATCATATAATAATTCTTCAGTAACTTTTATAGCTACATGAAGTTTGTGAGCGTCTAATAAAACTTGTTTAAAGGTTGCTTCTCCAAATTTCAACTCTCCTCCTTCTTCAACCCATGCAGCCGCAGGACTTGTCGCAGCTATATTAATTTTATGCTTACCATTTGTTTTTAAAGTCTGAGATAATTTTCTAATAATGTTTTCTTCTTCTAACGTATCAACTAATCTACTATCATACTCATCTGGAACTAAATATCCTCCATCAGTATCTACTTTTTCTTGTAGGATATTTTCAATTTGTCTAAAATTAGATCTTAGTGCTTTTATCATTGCTTTTTTGTGTTGAAGATTTTTTTTGATTTTATCTTCTTTATCAGACACCATCGGTTTTGAGATTAACGGATCATTTACTGGTTTTGACAATTCTCTTTCCATATTTTCCATCTCTTGAAGTCTCTCTATTTCAAAAGTAAAGTTTTTAACTTTTTCTTCCATCTTGTTATAAGTTTCAACATCTTCTTTTGACAATAGTCCATCACTATCTTTTTTACTCTCAACAAAGGCTTTTGCACCTTCCCATGCTTTAGCACGTTTTTCAATTAATTCTTGTATTTTTTTATTCATAGTTCTTACCTCCAGTTTTTTATTAAATCTAATCTATTTATTAACGAATCAGCTTTTATTTTTTCTTCGTTTACGTTTTTAAAAGTTTCTTTGATTTTATTCATCATTGAATTTTGAACTGTTGCTTCTTGGTAAAGCATACTAACATTTGGAATTTCAATATCCTGAATCTCATCTCGTTTTAAGATAGAATCAGCAAAACCAAGTTCAACCGCTTTTCTCGCATCCATCCATGTTTCATTATCCATAAGTTTTGATATTTTATTTCGTGATAATCCTGTTTTTATTTCATAAGCATTAATTATTGATTCTTTCACCTCACTTAACATATCTATAGCTCTTTGCATTTCACTTGTACTACCATATGCAATTGTCATAGGATTATGAATCATAAGCATTGAAACAGGACTCATAATAACTTCTGTTCCTGCCATAGCAACCACACTCGCAGCACTAGCTGCTATACCATCAATTTTCACCTTAACATTTCCTTTGTGTTCCATTAAGAGATTATAAATTTGTGCGGCTGCAATACAGTCTCCACCGGGTGAATTTATCCATACAGTAATATCTCCACTATGTTTAATTAGTTCTTCTTTAAAAATCTGTGGGGTGACCTCATCATCAAACCACGATTCTTCAGCTATTGTTCCATTTAAAAATAATATGTTCTCTGGTGGTTTGTCATTATTATTTTGTACTGTCTTCCAATTCCAAAATTTCTTCATCTGTGTTTTCCTCCTTATAATCTGTTAATCTCTCTGCATAAGCACCAGCCTTTTTAAGTGGTAACATGTTACCATTGACTAGATATAAGTTTCCTCCTTCCTCATCTGATATCAAATCTAAGTTTTCTAGACTCCTTATATCATTAGCACTCATCCAACCATTCTGACGTGCTGTTGCATATCCATTCATCCTACTTTGATAATCTCCTCTAAGCAGTCCATCAACATTGAATTTTATATAATATTTTTTCTTTTCATCACTTGTAAGTAGTCTTCTAGTCATAGCTTGTTCAAAACGTTTCACCCATGGATCAAGCGTGTATTTAACAAACTCAAGAGATTGTTGTTCAATATTAGAAAAACTAGACTTTTCAAGATCCCCTACCATATGTGGTGGAACTCTGAAAATTCTAGCTATCTCATTTATTTGAAATTTTCTTGTTTCTAAAAACTGTGCTTCATTTGGTGCTATTGAAATAGGAGTATATTTCATACCTTCTTCAAGTATCGCAACTTTATGGTTGTTCTTACCTGAAAATCCTCTAGCCCAACTTTCTCTCATTGCCTCTGGATTTTTTACTACACCTGGATGTTCAAGTATACCACTTGGTGTCGCTCCATTTGCGAAAAATGCTGCTCCGTATTCTTCAGTTGCAATAGCCATTCCAATCGCATTTTTTGCCATGGCAATTGGGCTATAACCAACTAAACCATCAAATCCTAAACCTGGTATATGTAATATGTCACTTGGTGATAGCTTAACAGCACCTTTAGTTTTAGAGTTTGCATCCCCTTCGCTTATATAATATTCATAATACAAATTACCAGCTTCATCTCTGTCAACTTTCATTCTATCTGGCATCAATGGATAAAGTCCTAATACTTCTCCTTTACCATTTCTTATAATTTGTGCATAAGCATTACCCCATAAAAGCAAATGAGTCATTAGTGTTTCTCTAAAAATAAAACTTGTCATTTCATTATTTGGTTCATCATGAAGTAACGTATATAACATATGTTCTGTTGCTTTTTTTGTACTAGTATCGGTTACCTCATACACATGTAAAGGTAGACTAGCTAATGTTTCTGAAAGTATCCTTACACAACTATATACCGCCGTCATCTGCATGGCACTTCTTTCTGTTACTCTATTTCCACTAGAACTCCCACCCATAAAAAAATTATACGAACTTCCATTTAATCTATTTTTAGGATTGTCTCTAGATTTAAATAATTTCATAAAATAATTCATACATACCTCCTAAATTTTGCAACAAAAAAACATCTCTATTGAGATGTCTAAATACTTCGATAACAAAGTTAGATTATATCTAATAAATCTTTCCCCATATTTCTTTTCAAAATATTTTCAGGTTTAAAAGTTGGGTTTCTTGGATTGCTAGACTGGTATACTTTATCATATACTTTTAGTTCAGGTATCGCTTCCATCCATCTACCTATTGATCGAGAGAAGACGATTACCACATCACCATTTTGTACTCTTTCTTTGATAATATTAAATACAAATTGCTGACTAGGTAAATATCCTTTCATTTCCTTAACAGTTTTATCAAATATATCCCCCAATTCAGAAAAATTCTGTGAGTGATAAGGAAAAAATTCAATCAATGCAACTGTTTTAGTGAAAAACTCATCTAATTTTTTTGTAGCCTCACTATTTTGGTTTCTATTAATTTTTTCCAAATATTCATCTTCAAATAAAGGTTTCAATCTACTCCAATATCCTTCATTATTTGTACTATAATAATCAAATTCAAAAAACTTAGGTTTTTCAAGTGTCAAATTATTGTATATCATTTCTTGATAAGGTTTATTATTTTGATAAAAAGTATAATATCCTTCATCTATTCCTGGATTTAGGTTTAAAATTAACAGCTTTGCCTTACGAACATTACCAATAAAGTGAAGTGGAATGACTCTTAAATCTAATTTAGAATGATCCGCTAATTTTGTATAATCTGAGTTTTCTTTAATTTTTTTTAAAAATTCTTCATCACAAGCTGCATAATACTCACCATCTTTCTCAACAATACCCTCCCATACACTTTTCACAATTAAACACTACCTTTCTTATTTTAGATAATTTTATTATATCATATAAAAAGCAATCCTCTGTCATCATAAACACTTTCTGTATTTTGATTTCCACATCTTATCGCACGATCTAATGCCATAATTGTTGCGATTGCCCCATCAATTTTCTCTGTTGATTTTTCTTTATCTGCCTTAATATTTCCTGCTGGATCACGTCTTATATAAATATTATCCATATTCCATCTGAGTACTGGATTACCTCCGTGTGCTAGTTTTTGTTCAAGAACTAGTTTCATAAGTTCTTTGGTCGGAGGACTCATATCTTTAAAACCTTGTCCGAATGGTACTACTGTAAAACCCATCCCTTCTAGATTTTGAACCATTTGAACAGCACCCCATCTGTCAAATGCAATTTCTCGGATATTATACTTTTCTCCGAGTTTTTCAATAAATTGCTCAATATATCCGTAATGGACTACATTTCCCTCTGTAGTTTGTATATAACCTTGCTTATTCCAAAGATCATAAGGTACATGATCACGTCTTACCCTAAGTTCTAACGTGTCTTCTGGAATCCAAAAATATGGTAGAACTACAAACTTGTCTTCTTCATCCAAAGGAGGAAATACCAAAGTAAAAGCAGTTATATCTGTTGTAGATGATAAATCCAAACCTCCGTAACATATCCTACCTAATAACTCTTCTTCATCAACATTAAAATTACAACTATCCCATCTATCCATAGGCATCCAGCGTACTGATTGTTTAACCCACTGATTAAGTCTTAATTGTCTAAAAGCATTTTCTTCTCCTGGATTTTGTTTTGCAGACTCACACGCAGCTTTAACTTTATCTAGTCCAACAGTTACTCCAAGCGAGGGATTAGCTTTTTTCCATACTTTAGGATCAGTCCAATCATCATTTTCATCTGCACCATAAATTACTGGATAAAATGTTGGGTCTATTTTTCTACCTTCGAGTATATCTTTTGCTTTTTGATGAGTTTCATAACAAATACTATTTGTATCTGTACCAGCAGTTGTAATTAAAAAATAAAGTGGCTGCGTTCTAGCATCTCCACTACCTTTTGTCATAACATCAAATAACTTTCTATTTGGCTGAGTGTGCAACTCATCAAAAACAACCCCATGAATATTGAATCCATGTTTTGAATATGCTTCTGCAGATAACACTTGATAAAAACTATTAGTAGGTAAATACACTATTCTTTTTTGCGAAGCTAAAATCTTCACTCTACGATTTAAAGCTGGACACATTCTAACCATATCAGCTGCAACATCAAATACAATAGTAGCCTGTTGCCTATCCGCTGCACATCCATAAACTTCAGCACGTTCTTCCCCGTCTCCACAACAAAGAAGAAGTGCAATCGCAGCCGCAAGTTCGCTCTTACCCATCTTTTTAGGGATTTCGATATAAGCTGTATTAAATTGTCTATATCCATTTGGTTTTATAATTCCAAATAAATCTCTTATTATTTCTTCTTGCCAAGGTAATAATTCAAATTTCTTTCCTGCCCATGTTCCTTTAGTATGACTTAAACATTGAATAAAGTTTACCGCATAATCTGCACGTTCCTCACTATATACTGATGTTTTAGATTTAAACTTAGTGGGTTTATATTTCTTTTTTCTTCCCATAATCTCCTCCTCATCTGAGCATAAAAAATAGACCTTTCGGTCTATTTTTTATTCAGATTGTTGACAAAAATNTCAGTAGTATTAAGAGGTTTTATACCTCTCTTAATGCTATTGTTTTCATATTTTGAACGCAACAAGACAGCCAAGCGTACGACTGTACTTTGGCTTTTCCTCTATATCGTGCATACCTGTATCCGTGATTTTGTTTAGAATCCGCAAAGCTACGTTCTATTGTTTCTTTTCTTCTCTTATACAATAGTTTTCCTTCTTTTGATATACGTCTTAACCTAGCTTCATCATAATAATCCGCATTTATATGGCGTCTTATTATTTTCTTTTCGTTTTTATCATCACTCTTATATTGTTTATATCCATTTCTATCAATATTTCTGTATCTAAATATTTCTCCTGTTCGTTTATCCACATATATATCTTTTTCATGTAAGTATTTAAAATATTTGTTATCTTTTGATCTTGAGAATCTTCTATATCCTA